TTTTTTTTTTTTTTTTTTTTTTTTTTTTTTTTTTTTTAATTAAATTTTATTTTTATCTATAACGTATAATCATATGGCCACTGGCAATCATATACGCTCCACTCTCTAGAAAGTACTATAATATAGTCCACACAATCCTATATCTCGTCGTGTATAGTGATATTCTCTATCAAAGTTACAATTTCTTTTCAAAAGATTCTCATAACTAGGAAACTGCTTAAGCTCTTCTTTAGTAATGCAAGCCTTACGCATCAACTTAGTTATATCCAAACATTCACGACTATCTGAAGAATCAATGTACATGGCTAGTTGTTGTTCAAAATCATCATGTTGCTCAAGTGCTTCTTTCATTACCCTTTGATACACATGTAAAAGAAACAAATATGCATATTCATTTGTGCCCATAGTATCGTATGCATGACCATTGATAGCTAAAACTATATCAATAAGCGTTCTCCCTGATCCATTCCCAAACGCTAATTTTGTAATAGTTTTATGAGCTGGACGAAATGGTAAATAAGTAGGCATGCCTTCATATTGAAGTCTCATAGTTGACGACTTTATAAAATAACGTTGTAAAAAACATGCTCCTTCTACTTTTAACTCACCACGTTCTCCAACTTCACTTAAGAAAGGTACGGTCTTCATATCTCTTATAACCATCCCCCACATACGGACATATCTAGCAAACGCCTTAACTCCTAACACCGAATGTAGACATAATGGGACGGATATTATAAAATCATCGCCATAAACTACGATAATTATGCGTTTTTCTTTAAGATACTTCATAACCAACCTTCTCTTTGGTCCTTTCATAACAGTTATTAGTAGCATACAATAAAGGAAAAGAACAATCCAGGAATCTCCGTGCGAGGTATCACAATGCCCTGAGGGCATTACCCCAAACAATATAGCCCATACTCCTCCTGGCATATGTACAATTTTAGTCCCTATGGCATCAATTAAAAACTTGAATATATGTTCCCAAAGAACTCTGTCAGGGCCGTCAAAAGTAGGATCAATATATCGAGCGGCCTCAGCAAGGTACAATTGCAACAAAAATCGAACAACACCTTTATCAAACTTCTCAAAATCACCAGTATCATAGATCTGATCAGGGTACAATATAGGGTCATATTTTAAGAGCTTTGCAAAAGCATCAACACCACCCTTCCACCATTTCATGCCTATGCGTATATATTTCCCTCTTTCGATATGCTGCCGAAACTTACCAATTGCAGCAGCCATTAAATTTTCCACTATCTCTGTTATAGCGAAATGACGGCATTTGAAATGTATCTTATCGCATTGCTCTTTTGTACTTTTCTCCCAATCATTAAAAACTTCATTCTTCATTGCTATGTTTGTCACTCCTCTCTTAATCTCATCTAACTCTTCTCCCCTCTGTGCTTGACCGTGGAGACGATTCATCAAAAGAAAAAATTGCTCCATATTTTCTTTTTTAAATCCTGCTCTTCTTTTGACATACCTCACATCCCCCCGCTCGACAATCTGTTCTGTTTGCATATTTAATCCTGCCGAGGAAGAGAAATTTACAGGTATAGTCTCTTGGAACACTGTGCGGTCATATTTCCACCGATATTTTCCAAAATATTTATCGGTCTTAAGAAAATGAGAGTATAATAGCTGCAATGCCTGAACGCCGTGCCGTGAGAATGATTCTGCTGCTTCAGGAGATATATCATTAGTATTTCGAGCAAATTCTTGATGTAACTTAAGAAGTTTCTCTTTTTCATACAAATTATCCCTTGCCTGAACGCTTCGCAATTTCCCATACGAATTATACCCATATGCCATATTATATGCTGAAAACCGCATCTCACACATCTGCCTTAAAGGAAGCACTCTTGCTAATTCTGGGGTAGTTCTAAAAAAGTGCGGTTGTCGAGATGTTTTAAAATTATGATAATCCCATGTTTTATATGCATTCACAAGGATATCATTTGGTTTTGGTAACGGCGTACTTATTGGCATCGAGTATCTTGGCAAACCATGTACTTTAGGCAAAACATACATGTTTGGAGCTTGAGACATTGCTAAGGCTAAACTCATTGCTGCGACTTTATTCTCTTTGTCTTTCAAATTATACTTATAATTATAATACTTATAATGCCCTTCTAACCAATATATCATTTCATAGATCATATCAATATCAGTTTTCTTTTCTCTTTTTATTACTCTTAAGACATTAGTAGCATAATTAC